ATACTGGCACCGCTTGCGGTTGCTGCCTGAAGTAGCGCACAGAACAGCGGCACCTAGCGCCGCATTCACAACGCTGTCCCGGCAGTGGCACGCTTCCAATGGAAACAACGCCACGAGCGGCATAACGTAGGCAATCTTCGCAGTGCTTGGCTTGCTCGTCCAGAATGCGCCGCATTAAGGAATAGCCTTGTTCCTGCTGTCTGATTTCGGCTCCCAGCCAGTAACTGCCACGAACGCTTTGAGCGTATAAGCCAATGCGAGCCAAAGCCATGGGAGCAGAGACGCGACCGCCAAGCAAATCGGAGGCAAAATTCGCAAGAAAATCATATTCCAAACGAAGCCTTTGACCCACGCGACCATATTCTGCACTGCCCATACCAGCTTTGCCTCCGTGGCCAATAATTGCTGCTTGAATGTGGGCGGCTTTAATAGCTTCTCGCACGCTTCCTTGCCACTGGTCAAGGGTGATTGATCCATTGCTGAGCATGCGCGTGAAGCGCTTAAGCGAAGCTTCCAGCTTATCAATGCGTCCGTCGACAAGCTTTTGCACAGAAGCTTGACTTAAGAATTTGCCACGTTCGTCCCGATAGCGTCCAGCGTTACGGTCGTAAGACCATGCAGCATCCATCCTGCTAGACAACACTGCTTCTGCAAATGCACTGAGGTCATTCAGCATTGTCGGCTTCCAGGATTTCCTTGAACTTGACAGGAGCCTCCTCCTTCCATTCACTCAAAGCCTTGTCAATGTCAGCCTCCGTAATAAAAGCTTCCTCGTCAATGTTGCCAAGGATCATGCCTTCTACTTTCATGGGCTCAATGGCATCGACTTTGCTGCTGACCATCTTCGCCGGCCCTTTGCGCTCTGGATCGGGATCAGCTTTGCGCTTGCGAGCAACAATGGTTTGACGCTCTTCTTTGCTCATGGCTTGAGCCTTCGCCTCAGGGAGGCACTTGGGCTTTCCTTCTTTCTCTTCACGAGCACCGCATGGTCCCATGATTTCGCCATTGGCCCCAATTCTCACCCATTTCTCCTTGAACCACTTATCAAGATCATCGGCATAAATTTCTTGACCATCGCTCTTGAAAGCGCCGCTCATTGAACCGTGCTTTTCTTTGTACATGCGCTTGTACTGCTGCACCACATAGCCACTGGCATAAGCTGATGGCCACACTTTGAATTTGCTTTTAGCCGCTGCCACGGCTCGACTGTGCAGATCTTTGTCGGTAAAAGTAACATCTCCGCGTCGATGCTCAAGATCACGAGGCAAGTACAAGCCGGCAGCATCTTCCACTTCTCGACTTCCGTCCATGGGAAGAGTGCCATTGGCCTCGTCAAGGGGATCGCGACCACCTGGGGGCACCTTCATCTCACCCCTTTCTTGAGTGGAACCACCCCCAAGTTGAGTGGGAAGTTCCCGCACAACGGACGGATCGAGAGTGAGTTCCATTGACCAGTCAGTGCCACCGTAACGGGCGTCAGCCACCTCCTTGGGACTCAGCACTCCCAGTTGGATGTAACGCCCGTCAACGGCTGCTACACGGGCTCTCACGTCTGCCTTTTCGCGTTCATTCAGCTCGAACAAATCGTTGAACTTGACACGCCATGACTCAGGCATGCGTCCATTTGTGGGACCAGTGCGGCTGAGCATGATTAGCTCCATCAGCTTCTTGAGAGGGCGATGGAAAGTGGATTGCTGGTAGTCTGCAAGCGTTTTGGCGAAATCACGCTCTTCGCTTCTGCCAGTAGAGCCAAGGCCGCTTGGGCTTTCCCCAAACAACACTGTGTGAGGAATCTTGGATGCTCCAATGATGTCCACGCGCATCTTTTCAAGGATTTCTCCCACGCCTCCAAAGTTTCTGCTGATAAAAGCAAGCTCTTCTTTCTCTGCATCAATGGCGTAGCCGCGATAAACGCTCTTGCTCATATCATTTAGCACCAGACGATCACGCACATCTTTTTCTTTTCCAGCGGCCAGCATTTGCGCCAAGCCCTTAATCTTGTGAACAAAAATATCAAACTCGCACAACAAAGTGGCCGAAGCATTTAGGCCAGTCCAGTAGTGCTTAAAGCTTTCGTAGACAGTTTGCAAACTACTCATCCCCCATCCATAGTTCCTTTGCCTAATGCGATAGGGAAGCCAGTCACCGTCAAAACGCAAAATCCTATCTTTATGGATGTAGGTGAGTTGTGGCTGGCGAATGAGGTCGCCTGAAATGATTTGATAATATGTTGCCTTGGAGTAGTCGTATAGATTTTCTTCGTTAATCACTGGTGCAATTTGCCAACGGTCAAGCACTTCCATGCCTTCAACGGCATAAATGCGGCTCTTGTCTACTGGCTGATCCGCTGGACGCCCATCGTCGATGTAGAGCAGGATGACGGACCCCCCCTAGAGCCGAGCATTCTTGGAAGCCAGCATGAAATTCTCGAGGATGTGCAGATCCTCGATAGTTTGTTCAATGCCCACCACCTCCTCGGCAGCGGCACCCTCGCCGCCAAACAGCACCTTGAAGCCTTTGCGGGTGGCCTGCTCGGCATAAATGTCTACGATGCGGCGTGGAAGCCATTCGCCGTACAGCGCCTCTAGCTCTTCTTGAGCCAGGAAGACGATGGGCTGGGCAGTGGTCTGCAGGCTTTTGTCACGGCCTTTGATGCCCATGCCCGTGAGCGCATTGGCAAGGCCGTCCGCTCGCAGACCAGCTTCGTTCGCATGGCCAAGATCCACTGCTTCTTCCGACATTGTTCACATTATGGGCTTGCTTCCATTCTAAAGATGTGTATGATGGCCATGACGTGCGTCTTGTTATGCCCACTCCCATTGAATTTGTCTTTTCCGAAGAGGAGCGAAAGCAGGCAATGGAGGAAGGAAAGCGGAGGCAGTCCGTGAATGAAGCAAAAGGGCTTCGTGGTCGTAATCGTGGCGCCGCTCGTGGCGACAAAGCCTTGGAAATCCACTTGCTTGGCGCAGCGGGCGAAATGGCCGTGGGTTCCTACTTAGGGCTCAAGCATTTGCTCTATAAAGAAAGCGAAGCCAAGCGGGGCTCAGATGACCTGCCCGGCATGGACATCAAAACCCGGTCGAAACATTCTTACGACCTTATCGTGCAACGCAATGAAGATCCGCATAAGAAATTTGTCTTGGTGACCATCGAAAACCATCGCACTCTCATCCACGGATGGTGCTGGGGAAAAGAAGCGATGGACGAACGGTATTGGGCAGATCCGGCTCGTAACAGACCAGCGTATTTCTTTCCAAAGGAATTGTTGCATAACATGGAGGAACTGGCTGTGGCTAAATATCGTGCTGAAGTGTAGTGAGTTTGCAGAACTAGTCCTCAAGACGCCCCTGTGGCCGAGGCAGCAAAGAATTCTCAACAATCTGTTTGAGGAGAATGTCAACCATGCCATTTGGTCAATGGGAAGAAGGAGTGGCAAGACCTTCATGGCATCAGTGGCTGCTGCCTACATGGCCTTCTGTCAAGATGAGCACTTCCGCCGGAGGGTGCGCAAGGGGGAGAAGTGGTATGTGGTGACGGTTGCTAACGATTTGGGCCAGTCCAAGATTGCTCTTGACAACATTCGTCAGCTCATTATCAACAGCCCGCTAGAGCAAGAAATCACAAGGGAAACATCCTTGGAGATTGAACTGAGCAATGGATGCGTGTTCCAAGCTATTCCCGCCTCGGCCCGAGCATCTCGAGGGAAAGCTGTCGTGGCTGTGGTCATGGACGAACTTGCTTTCAGTATTGACGGCGATGCAAACCGTGGCGCAGAAGCCATGTACACAGCACTGTCCCCCTCTATTGCTCAGTTCGGCAAGCACGGCAAGATTATTGAACTGTCGTCTCCATGGCTAACCAGTGGCTTGTTCTACGAGCATTTCAAACAAGCGGAAAGTGGTGAATACCCTGGCATGCAAGCATTGCAGATTCCCACATGGGACATCAACCCTAATCTGCCTTTTGATTGCCCCTTCCTGCAAAACGCTCTCAAGAAAGACGAAGAAAGCTTTTGGGTGGAATATGGCGCCCAGTTCAGGCGTAGCAACTCTGT